GCGAAAGTAGCTCAGTTGGTAGAGCATGACCTTGCCAAGGTCAGGGTCGCCGGTTCGAATCCGGTCTTTCGCTCAAATTTTATCCTATATGTTTTTCCCCTATAACATATATGTATATGCAGATGGATATCAATAAAATATTTAATTTATTTGATGGCTCTTCTCTCGAAAATCAAGCAGAAGCAGCCAGCGATACCATTATTATCCAAGAAACACCTATGTTTTGGATTGGAATGTTTAAAAAGATTATCTTAAACAATTATGTATTTTACCATCAAATAAAGAATCACTTACCTGAGGACGTTATTAAACAAATAGATGGTGGAGACGATTTAGCAAATATGGTTACATACTCAAGAGCATGGTTTTATATCTCTAAAGTGGATTTAAAGCGTAGAGTAGACGTAGATGCTTTATTTACATTTATGGATAAAGATTTATTACACACAACTAAAATGGCGATTCGTTATTTTGAGGGTGTGGAAGAGTACGAGAAATGTGCTCATATTAAACAAATTCAAGACATTGTTGAAAAAATGTTGGATAAAACGTGATTCTATATCACTCTATCATTATATTAATATATAACTAAAAATTCGATTATGCGAAATCCAGACTTGGCGATGCAAAAACTAGAAAAACTTAATGGTAAATTGACGACCATGAAAGTTATGATTACACGCCCCACCACAACTACCGATCAATACCAACAACTCATTGCTAGCGCAGAGGAAGTAGTTGAAGATCTTAAGATGATGGTTCAACGTCAAAACTAATTTAAATTAAAGTTATGAATCTTACTGCTGAACAAATCCAAAACAATTGGAACGTATTTTTGGGTATTATTGAGGAACATATTTCCTCACCCCGTAAAGAAAAACTACTTGAATTCTATGATCAGTATGCTGAGCGCGTTATGCTCATGCCTGCTGCCCATAAAAAAGAATACCATAACGCTTTTCCTGGGGGGTATGTAGAACACGTTATTCGTGTTGTACGTTGTGCTCTAAAACAACACCAACTATGGGCAGATGAGGATGCTGACATGTCAGGATATACTGTTGAAGAACTAGTATTTGCTGCTATTAATCACGATTTGGGTAAAATGGGAGACGATCAACACGAATCCTATATCCCACAAACTGACCAATGGCGTAAAGATAAGTTAGGTGAAGACTATATGTTCAATACTAAACTTGCATTTGCTTCGGTTCCAGACCGTGGTTTGTTCATGCTCCAATCACATGGTATCCAGTATACGTTTAATGAGATGTTAGCGATTCAAACACACGATGGTTTGTATGATGAGGCAAACAAGAAATATCTTATGACTTATATGCCAGAGCAAAAACCACGTACTTGCCTTCCATTTGTTCTTCACTTTGCTGATATGATGGCTGCTCGTATTGAGTTTGAGCGTGAATGGTTACCTAAACTACAAGGTAACAAATCTGTTAAGGATACCTCTAATAAAGAAACCCGAAGGTTTGTTCCTGCTGCTGCAAAACAAAAAGCACTTGGTTCTGTTAGAAGTGAGGGGTTAAAAAATCTATTAGATAGCCTATGATCTATATTATATCTATTTTATCTATACTGGTCGTGGTCCTGGGATTCACGACCTTTAACCTTTTACGCAAGGTTGAACAAGGTGAGGATGAACTAAAACGAAGGCAAGACGCTATTATATCCTACCAGGAATATATTAATGGTTTAGGTAGTACAGTAGAGTTTATGAATAAACGAATTAAAGAAATTGATGCTAAGGGTACTTTTAATAGTGATGATGAAGTAGGTTTTTTCTTCGAGCGACTTAAAATGTTAAACGATATGCTAAGACCATACGATGTTAAATTATGATTGAAATAGTAGTTAAAAAGAAAAAAGGTATACAATATTTTACTCAAGAAACAGAAGATGCTATTGTAAGATATAATAAGTCAACTGACCCTGTAGAAAGAGAAAGAATATATCACAGATACATTCACTACGCGTTTTTTAAGTTAACTGAAAATATTATTCATACTTTTAAATTTTACTATACTGAGGTAGAAAATATTGAGGATCTCCAACACGAGGTAATTACCTTTCTTCTCTCTAAGATGCACCTATACGATCAAACTAAAGGATCTAAGGCATACTCTTATTTTGGAACTATTGTTAAAAGATATTTAATTATATCTAATACGCGAAACTACAAACGTAGAATCGATAAAGCCCCAGTAGAAGGGATAGAAGAGGACGAACGCCATTCATACCAGATAGATGAGATGACGGCAAGTGATCCTCACCAGGATAAATTATCTATATTTATAGACTTATACACAGAATATTGTACTGAAAATATCTTTGAATTGTTCGCTAAAGACGAGGATGCTCAAATAGCTGATGCTATATTGGAGCTATTCCGTAAAAGAGAAGATATAGATATATTTAATAAAAAGGCACTTTACATATATATAAGAGAGCAGGTAGATGCTAAAACCCCTAAAATTACTAAAATAGCTAACCAGCTATACGATATATTCAAACACAACTATATATTTTATTTAGAACACGGTTATGTAAACTTTAAATAACCCAGTATTTATAACTATGAGCCAGTTTGATAAAATAGTATTCGGTAAGAAAAAATTCTCGGATCTTCTAGAAGAGATCTACGATAACCAAAAGAAAAAAGATAAGCAGGTAACTGCCCTTGTTAAAGAACTTCAACCTATGATTGAGGAGATAGGTGATGCTACCCTAATTGTTCCATTAATTAAAGAATATATGGAAATTGGGGTTAAAAACGATGATCTTTTAATTAAAATGGCTGCTTTAGCACAACGTGCTATGAACAGCGAATCAACCGATGCTGGGTTAGGTATCTCAGACGAGGAAAAACAACAATTACTTGACGAGATAAGTAAGTTTAAGTCTGAGGAGTAATGGCTTTAAAAACTGGTTTAGCTGAATATGATAATGTAGGAGATATATTTAATACTTTTACAAGGGATTCTATACGTAAGTTAGAAGGTAAAATATTATCTTGTAGAGTATTAGAAATTGACGAAACCGGAGAAGGTACTAATGGTGTTTTAGTTGCAGAAATTTTAGATGATATTAAGTTAAAAGGAAATAATATAATACCTGAGGTATATCCTTTAGATCCAAATAGTAAGAATTATCCTCTAGTTAATGAAACTGTAGTTGTTGTAGCTTTAGCTAACAAGGATTTTCAAAATAATTATAATAGGCTAACCTTTTATTATTTAAACACTATTAATCTGTGGAATAATCAACAGGCTAATCCTATACCTAGCCCCCAACAAAATATATTACCTAATACACAAAATAAAGGATATATACAAGTAGAATCTACAAACAATCCTAATAAACCATCTCAGGGTTCTAATACAGTTTTTTCTCCGGGTTATTATTTTAATAGTGATATTATAGCTAATCCAACTTATCCATATGAAGGAGATTATATAATAGATGGAAGATTTGGAAATAGCATTAGATTTGGAAATACAGTACCTAATGGAACTACATTTGTAAATAATAATTGGTCATCTGGTTCTCAAACTATATTAGGGAACCCAATTACCATATTAACTAATCAAAAACATACTCAACAACCTAGTTATAACTCTATAACGGAGGATATTAATTTAGATGGATCTTCTATATACCTTACAAGCACCCAAAAAATACCTTTAGAGGCCTCTAGTACATCTTATTCTAGTTATTCTTCTAATCCCCCTATAAAACCTAATGAATATTCAGGTAAACAACTTATTCTAAACTCAGGTCGTTTAGTATTTAATTCTACTGAGGACCACATATTATTATCGTCTATAAAAACGGTAAATATCAATGCTATAAACGGTTTTAATGTTGATTCACCCCAATCCGTGATTCAATCCAATAGCGTGTTATTAGGCGGAGCTCAAGCAACTGAATCTGTTTTAAAAGGAGATACTACTATTAATATTTTAGTAGATTTAGTTAATCAATTACAGGCTTTAACTATTGCTTTACAAACAGTTACTCCCACAGGAGGTCCTGCTGTAGCAGCTGCTGCTGCTCAATTAGCTCCTCAATTAGCTGTTATAAGAACCCAACTTCAAACTACAACTAAATCACAAGTAAGTAAAACATTGTAATGGCCGGGATTGATATTAACACTATTTTAAATGCTATACCTGAAGATAGAAAAGTTAAAGGTTTACCAAAATTAGGTCAAATTCTTATTCAAAAAGGAACAGAATTAGAAAACCAAATACCTTCTTCTTTAACTAGTCTCATTTCTCAATTTACACCGGGTTCATGCCCTGATTCAGTTATACTGCAATCTATAGTTGAAAAACGAAATAATATAGTAGGTAAATTAAACACTGTAGACCAGTTTTTAAATGTAATTACTTCTACTTATACGGGAGTTTCTAGTTTTTTAGATGTAGTTTTATTTTCTATATCTAATTTAAAAAATATTAAAACAGGATTAAATCAAGCAGCTAAAATTATTCCTGTTATTCCTGGGGCTGCCGTATCTGCTATAAATGATTTAGGTGATTTGTCTGATAGATTAACATTTGATAACTTAGGTAATTCTAAATTACAAAAACAAAAAGATGGAATAGATAGTTTAATTATTCCAATTGCTATATTTTCTAAAATAATCCAAAATATAATTACTTTACTTAATTCTTTAGATACTTTAATTATAGGATGTAACCCTACTTCAACTTTAGATTCCCTATCAGATACTATAATACAAACTGCTAATAGTCAAACCCAAGCAGATGTAAATGATGGGTCTTATAAAGG